ACCAGGTGTTTTGCAGAGGCGGAAAGAAGGGTGCAAGGTGGGTGCCGTACAGCGGCATCTACCAGACCAGGCAGGAAGCGGAGGCTTGCATGGAAAAAGCGCAGGCTGGCGGGTATTGCGACATCAACGGCTTCCTGATCCGCTACGAAGTCCGGTTTCTTGGGGAGGCAGCAGAATAAAAGGATGGGCGGTTTCGGCCGCCATTTCCTTATCCTCGGCGTCCAATATACACAGTTTTCTGTGCAGATATTTGGTACATTTATGACGCAGAATTGACTGGCTATTTTCCGCACCTGACGGTAATATACAGCTACAAAAACAAAGGAGGACAACACCATGAAGACCACCTACTACCTGAACGGAAAGAAAGCCAGCAAGAAAGCCCTGACAGAGCAGCTTGGGAAGGAGCGCATCGACCGGATGACGGAGGAAGCCAAAGAAGGCTTCATGCAGGATCCGCTAGAGCAACAGAGTTTCTTCCTTGGAAGCGCAGGATGCCTGACCATCGAGCTCGCATAAACCAAACGGGGGAGCAAGCCTCCCCCCTACCAACTTCACAGGAGGTGCCACCATGACGCATAAAACCAACCACAACTTCACCATCGGACAGACAGTCCGCAACTTCGGCCAGACAGCCACAGTCACAGCCTCTCACCCGGTCACCGGCGACCTGATTTTACAGGATGCGGACGGATGCCGCTGGATCGCCGACCCCGCAAAGTGCGAGGTGGAAAACACAGCCTGGCAGCACAAAGACGGGCTGGCAGTGTTCGCCTGAGATACAGCCGGGAGGGAGCCGAGAGGCTCCTTTTTCGATACGGATAAATGTGTGTAATCTGCCCTGAATCCGGCGCAGATATTTGGTACATTTATGGCGCAGAATTGACTGGCTATTTTCCACACCTGACGGTAATATACAGCTACCAAAGGGGAACGAACCCCGAAAAAACAAGGAGGACTACACCATGATTACAAAGAACGATGAGAGAATCAATAGCCTTTTTGAGGAGCTGGTACCGGCAAGCGGCAAAGCGGAGAACCTCGCAGGGGAACTGGTCAGGGCGGCATCGAGGATCGCCTACCGGAACTACAACGACGGCGACCACGTTGGAGTAGGCTACGGCAAGGAAACCTGCAACCCGGCAGCCCGCTTCCTGATCAAGAAGGGCAATAAGGAGATCGGCGACCTTGCGGCGGCCCTCTGGGGGATTGAGAATGACACAGCCTACGACAAACTGATAGACATCCTGATGGGAGCGATTGCCGACTACGTCGAAGGAACCCCGGAACTGCGGGAAACGCCTACTGAGGATATGTGGAGCTTCCGCGATGAAGACGAGGATGTGGACGACAGTTGGGACGAAGAGGAAGCTGACGGCTGGGACGAAGAGGAGGATTGGGACGAGGAAGAATAAGCCCACCAAAGCCAACCGGGGCGGCCACAGAGGGGCGGGGAAACCGCTCCCTTGGCTTGTTCTCCGCAGGTGTAGGAAAGTCCAACACGGTGCGAGTGTGGCCCTCTTCATCGGCGTATAAAGTGCCCTGATTTTGCTGCATATCTTTGTGCAGATTATGATGCAGAAAGGACTGGATATATGTGCGGAAGGACGGTAATATACAGCTACCAAAGGGGGAACAAACCCCGAAAAACCAAGGAGAGCAACACCATGAAGAACGAAATGACAAAGAGAGCGAATACCTACAGGCTGCCGAACCCCACCACGCCGGAGGATTTGGAATGCATTTGGAGCAAGGTTCTGAATTTTGGAGACAAGGTTGTTATGGCGGGTCACTTCTATAACGGAATGAACAAGCCTTGCTACTTTGGAGCGGTTTATGAGCATCTGGATGATGACATGACCTGCGAAGGAACCATTGGGCTGGCGGCGGTCAGCGCAGTCGAGTTTTGGGATGACGGCCACGCAATAGCGTGGGCCTTGCAGGAGACGGCAAAATAAACATTGAGGCAGCTCCGAAAGGGGCTGTTTTCTCTTTACCGAATGTGTATAAGCTGCCCGATTAACCGGCGCGATCTTTGGTACATTTATGATAGATAAAAGACTGGATATCCTCCGCACTTGACGGTAATATACAGACACAACGAAGGGAAAACCCAAGAAAACGGAGGACAAAGCGATGATCAGCACAAGGAAAGAAAGAGAAATCAACATCATGGAGGCGCAGAACAGAAACCTTCAGATTTTTGCCGAGGCATTGAAAAGCGGCTCCATCACCGAAGAGAAATACAAAGAACTGGTTCAGTTGGCGCTTGAGCAGGCAAAAACGGAACTTGCGAAATTAGGTTAAGGGAGGAACAGATCATGACAGAATTTGAAAAGCTGGTGAAAGCGGAGGACACCGCACACACCATTGAGATTAGGGAAACCAAGACCGGGAAATGCGGTGTGGCAAACACCGAGGGCGGAAAGGTCCAGGTTTTCTACGGAGCCGATGACGGGAGCGATGATGCCACCATCACGGCAGCGGAGTTCAACAAACGCTTTAAGATTACAGCGATTTTGGAGAGCTGACACTCACAAAAAATAAGATACACACTTGAAGGCTACCGGTTGACGCTGGCGGCCTTTTTTCATGCTCATTTTTAGCAGAGAGGAGGAGATGCCGCGTGGCGGAGACAAGACCGCAAGGTTACCCGAAATTGAAAAATTACCAGCCAACCCGGTTCATGCTGCCGACATCACATTACGATAAGGCAAAAGCAGACCGGGCTGTGCTTTTCATAGAAAACCTGAAACACACAAAGGGTCGATGGAGCAACAAAAAATTCTGGCTTCTGCCATGGCAGGAACAAATCGTCAGGGATATCTTCGGTATTGTAGATAAGGACGGAAAAAGGCAGTTCCGCACGGCTTATGTTGAGCTGGGGAAGAAAAATGGAAAAGAGCTTGCTCTGGACACACCGATTCCCACGCCTAATGGCTTTACTAGCATAGGAGATTTGAAGGTTGGTGACACGGTTTTCGATGAGAACGGCCAGCCCTGCCATGTGGTAGCCAAGAGCGAAATCGATGATAAGGAACAGGCATACCGGCTGACCTTCCGTGACGGCTCTTCTATCGTGGCCGGGGAGCGGCATCTCTGGGATGTGGATTATATCCGGGGAAAACCAACGGCCATGCAGATGACAACCGGGGAAATCTACCGCAGGACAATGAAGTACAGGGATAAATATAAGGGTAATCTCAAGGAATACAGACGATCCCTTATCCGTATTCCTGTGGCAAGGTCACTACAATGTAAGGAATCAGATCTTCCCGTTGATCCTTATCTTTACGGATACTGGCTGGGAAACGGAAGTTCAAACAAAACAGAGATCACAGTGAGAGACAGTGACGTGGAAAACCTGATTTCCTTCATTCCATATAAGCTGCACAATCGGTATCCGCAGACCTGCGGTGGGAGCGAGATTCTGGTCTACAAAGAGTTAAAGTCAATCCTTGTGCGGAGTTTCCGTGACAAAGTGATCCGACCGGAATATCTCCGCGCATCGGAAGAACAGCGATGGGCGCTCCTGCAAGGGCTGATCGATTCGGACGGCAGCATCAGCGAACGGAAAGCACTCAGCACCTATGTCAGCACCATCAAACCGCTGGCAGATTCGGTGAGGGAACTGCTGTGGAGCCTTGGCATTAAGAATGCCATGCACGAGGAACCTTCCACACGGTACGGGGTACCAACCGGGGAAACCTTGTACAAGATTCGGTTTACCACCTTTGAGGACCAGCCGACATCCAGATTACAGAGGAAGATTGTACGAAAGCGGGAGCGTGTAAAAGAAACACGTTCCTGTTTTCATTATCTGGAGGATATCCAGCCGATAGATGAACCTGTGAAAATGCAGTGCATCCAGGTGGACAGCCCAAGCCACTGCTATTTGGCAGGCCGGTCGATGGTGAAAACACACAACAGTGAACTGGCGGCGGCAGTTGCCCTGTATATGCTCTATGCGGACAATGAGCCGTCTGCGGAGGTTTACGGCGCGGCCGCTGACCGGGCGCAGGCATCCATCGTTTTTGATGTCGCGAAACGCATGGTGGAAATGAATCCGGCGCTGATGAAACGGTCAAAAATCATGACCGCCAGCAAGCGTCTTATTAACAATGCCAACGCAGGATTCTATCAGGTGCTTTCGGCAGACGTGGCGAACAAACATGGCCTGAATGTATCGGCGCTGTGCCTTGACGAGCTCCACGCACAGCCGAACCGTCAGCTTTACGATGTGCTTACCAAAGGCTCCGGTGACGCCAGAGAACAGCCTCTCTTCTTCATGATCACGACCGCAGGTAACGACAAGAATTCTATCTGCTATGAAGTTCATACCAAGGCAAAGGAGATTCTTGAGGGGAAAAAGGAGGATCCGTCCTTCTACCCTGTGGTCTATGGTTTGGAGCCGGACGAGGACTGGCACGATGAGAAGAACTGGTATAAAGCAAACCCCTCCCTGGGGTACACCATAAAAATCGAGCGTGTCCGTGAGGCATATAAGGAGGCACTCCAGAATCCGGCGGAGGAGAATGTGTTCCGGCAGCTCCGGCTCAACACCTGGGTGTCCAGTACGGTCTGCTGGATACCGGAGCATATCTATGACCGGGGAAACCGACCGATTGATTTGGAATCGCTGAAAGGGCGTGATTGCTATGCCGGCCTGGATCTGTCCAGCACATCGGATATCACGGCTTTTGTCCTGGTATTCCCACCAAGGGATGAGACGGAGTACTATATTGTGCTTCCGTATTTCTGGCTCCCGGAGGAGACGCTTTCTCTAAGATCCCGGCGCGACCATGTACCTTATGAGACATGGGAGAAGCAGGGGCTTTTCCGTGTAACGGAGGGGAATGTGGTTCACTATGACCGAATCGAGCAGGACATCATTGAACTAGGGAAGATGTACCACATCCTTGAGATTGGAGTAGACCGCTGGAACGCGACGCAGCTGATTCAGAACCTTGAGGGCGAGGGCTTCACGATGGTCCCCATCGGTATGGGATACAAAGATATGAGTCCGCCGATGAAGGAACTGTACAAGCTGCTGTTGGAGGGGAAGATTACCCACGGCGGCAATCCGGTCCTTCGGTGGATGGCGGGAAATGTTGTGGCTGAAACAGACGCAGCAGAAAACATCAAGCCAAGCAAAGCGAAATCCACAGAGAAGATTGATGGTATTGTTGCCCTGATTATGGCCCTTGACCGATGTATTCGGCACGAGCAGACGGGCAGTGTGTATGACGATCCGGAGCGTGGGCTCTTGGTTTTCTAAAATATTATGATGGGAGGAATAACCAATGGGACTATTAGAATGGTTGGGTTTTGCGAAGCCCAGAGATGCGCCTGAACTGCCGG